GGCCATTTTGAGGGGTTCGGACTCACCCGCTGACAACCGAAAGGCGGAGAAAGTTCGTAGCGAACAAATTTGGCTCCGCAAAAATTGGCGAGTTCGACTCGTTTCTCCGGAGAACTGCTTTTTGATTTTGTCGGGTCATAAAAAAGGAGTGAGCAGCCGCCAAAATCTAGAGATCGCGAAGTCTCGCCGGCTCGACTTCCGGGAATTCGTTTGCGGACGCTTACCTCGCCACGGATTCATCGCACATGACGCGCGGATGGCGCGGGAAGCCGCCCTGGCGGCCTTTTCAGTGCTCCGGGTGGGGACATCGGCGCAGATTGCTCGCGTTGTGACTGTGGCTGCGCAATCGCTTCGAATCAGCCTCCAACGTTCACTCGCAAATCGCACTTGATTACCGTTGAAAAACCGTTGAAAAACGCTTGATTTCCAGCTCATTGTGCTTCTAAATCGGTGATTCCATGTGATGTTCGAGAAACATCCGACCGGCGCTTCCTGGGACAAGCTTGTCAAATTCAAGTGAGGCGAGGGCCGAGCCATCGGTCAAATGCCGCCCTTCGGCTCCTGCGATTCTCCGAATCTCGCTGGGACGCCCTCCGAGTCGCGATAAAAACTTTTTTGCTTCTTCAAAACATTCGAACTAAACTATCGAAGTAAAATGTTTGCAGCAGTCAGAGAGCCCGGCGATGGACCCTGGAAGAGATTGGAAAGCCAATTCAGCGAGTTGACGGCGGAGGAAAATAGGACCGTCCAGCAACGGGGATTGAGCGATTGGTGCTACGCGTACGTCACAGGTCTGGAATCTGGGACGTTTGATTATTTGCTCGAGAGTATCCCCTCCGAGAGTTTACAGGTGCGGTTTGAAGGCCTCGCCACGGAAGCAGGTATTGCGCTCGGCTCGCCACCGGGAACCCCGCCCATTACATATTGGCTTCATCGCCTCTTCCTTGATCTGCGTGCGAACAAGAGTCCTCTTATCGGTATCTCCAACGATACGACAGGCTTCATCGAACATTTGTTTGAAGCCTCCGCCGTATTCTGTGCTCGGCTGAGTCGCCAGTCGCTGGAGAAAGCTGCGATGTCCTGTGAAGACGGAGAAGGCACAGCCGGGCAGCGCGCGACCGAAGGCGTCATTGGCCCGCCGAATGACGCATCTGAATCGCTCGGGGAAACACCGGACGCATTGACCGCAAACATACGCACCGTTGAGGAACGAGCACTTTCACAGTGGCCGGGCAAACCGGAAGCGCCAAATGACGCAGCTAGTCAGTTGCCGCGTGTTGTCGGAACTGTAGAACCGGGACGTGCAAGCCGAATCCCCCGGCGGCGCACACCGGACTTGGAGAAGAGTCGAGAGCGGCTCGCGTTCCTTGGAGTTGCCGCCACTGAATTGGCGACGATCAAACAGGATCTAAAGGGTCACTGTACAGCCAAGATCTTGAAAAACAAACACCCAAGATTCGTCATCTGGGAATACCTCTCCAAACAGGAACTGCAAGAAATCGTCGACGGCGAAGCGTTCGCGCCGCGGACATTTGCCGAGAATCTAACTTTGCGCAAATTCGGTATCACGAGCCGGGAGACGCTAAAGAAGGACCGTCACAAGATCAAGCGAGCTGATCGCGGCGACTAAGATCAATGCCCAAACTGTACCCAACCGTACCCGCATAACTGTATCCATCCGTATCCATCAGTACCCTTTTTCCGTTTGGTCTACTTGGTTAGGAGCTACTGGCCGCCGAAGGCAGCCGGTCGAGAGTCGACTCGGACGACCTCCAAGAAAAGAGGGATTGTAATGACGAACAAAATAGGACACGGCTCAAAGTACGATCGCAAGAAGGAAACCGTGCATGGCGGAAAACGAGATGGTGCGGGCCGCAAGTCGGCACGGATTGACTTGGCGGAGCTGGAAAAGCTCTGCGCGCTGCAATGCACCGACGAAGATCTGGCCGCGTACTTCGGCGTGACAGCGCGGACGATCGAGCGGCGGCGCCAGAAGCCTGCCTTCGCCGCAGCGATGGAGAGCGGTCGAGCAAAGGGGCGCCTTTCGGTGCGCCGCTCGTTGTTTGCTCAGGCGAACAACGGCAATACCGCCGCCTCAATCTTCCTGGCGAAGAACCTGTTGGGCTACCGGGATGTCCGTAGCAACCAACACAGCGGGCCCGACGGAGGTCCCATCGCAATTCAGAACGGGCTCGACCTCGCGCGGCTCTCGCCCGAGGACTTCGAGCAATTGCAGGCCCTGGTCGACAAAGTGGAACGGTTCGAAGGAGAGAACCAGTGAACACCCTAGGCTCAGACCTGGCGCGGATGAAGCAACTGCTCGATCGAAAATCGATCGACTTAGAGCGGGATCGCCGGAACTCCCGTTTCTGACGATGTTTCCGGACACTGGGCCGGGGCGGCGCGAGCTTTACCCGAAGCAAATCGAGTTTTTCGGCGCCGGCCGCCAATATAAAGAACGCTTGTTCATGGCAGCCAATCGGGTCGGCAAGACCGTGGCTGGCGCATTCGAAACGACGTGCCATTTGACCGGCCGCTATCCGATTTGGTGGCAAGGCCGGCGCTTTGACCATGCGACCGATGGCTGGGCCTGCGGCACCACCAGTCAGACGACGCGCGACGTGGTGCAAAGTGTGCTGCTGGGGAAGTCGACCGGCCAGGGATTGATTCCCGTCGAATTGATCGTGAATACCGTGGCTGGCCGTAGCGTTGCCGGTTCGGTGGAGACGGTCTGGGTGCGGCACATTTCCGGAAAATATTCCAAGCTCAGCTTTAAGAGCTACGAACAGGGGCGGCGTTCGTTTGAGGGCGAAGCCAAGGACTTCATCTGGTGCGATGAGGAGCCTCCCATGGATGTGTACGGCGAGATGCTGGTTCGGTTGATGACCACCAAGGGTATCGCCTTTACTACGTTCACGCCTCTGCTGGGCATGAGCGAAGTGGTTTGCAGCTTTCTGGAGTCGGACGGGGAGGAATTGCGGGCGTCGCGCTATGTGATTCAGGCCGGCTGGAAGGATGTTCCCCACCTGGACGAAGAGGAACAACGAATGCTGATCGCCACGACGCCGCCATATCAGATCAAGGCTCGCAGCGAAGGAGAACCGGCGCTCGGCTCGGGCGCCATCTACCCCATCGGGGAATCGGACATCGTGGTACCGGATCGCGCGATCCCAGAAGAATGGCCGCGCGCTTACGGTATGGACGTGGGCTGGAATCGCACTGCGGTGGTGTGGGGCGCGGCGATCCGGGCACCGGCGTAATTTATCTATACAGCGAACACTATCAGGGTCAAGGCGAGCCCGCTTCGCACGCGCAGGCGATTCGTGGCCGCGGTGAATGGATTCCAGGAGTGATTGACCCGTCCTGCCTGGGTAGCTCTCAGATTGACGGGCGAACGCTGATGCAGATTTACGGGCAACTGGGGCTGACTCTTGCACCGGCTGAAAATGCGGTCGAAGCAGGGATTATTGAGGTATGGAACTTGCTGATTTCGGGACGACTAAAAGTGATGGCGAGCCTAGAGAACTGGTTACGGGAGTTTCGCAAGTATCACCGCGACGACAAAGGCGCGGGCAAAATCGTCAAGAAGTACGACCATCTGATGGACGCCACACGCTACCTGATGGTCAGTGGACGCCCCTACATGTGCACGAAGCCCCGCCCCCGGCCAGTGATCCGTTATCCGCGCGGAAGTGCCTGGTCGTGAAGCGTCGCGGAACTCAGAACAATTAGAGAGGACTTTATGAAAAACAATTTCAAGAAACGGGGCACAGCGATGCCGACCGAAGTGTCTATGAAAATCGAGACCTGGCCCATCGACCGGTTGGTCTTTTATGCGCGCAACCCGCGCAAAAACGACCCGGCCGTGGATCGCATGTGCGGTAGCATTCGTGAATTTGGCTTTAAGATCCCGTGCCTGGTGCGCAGTGACGGCGAAGTGATCGACGGCCATCTGCGCCTCAAAGCCGCGCGCAAGCTTGGCATTAAAGAAATCCCGGTCATCCTGTGCGACGAGTGGACGCCCGCGCAGGTCAAAGCCTTCCGCTTGATGGTCAACCGGTCGGCAACCTGGGCGGACTGGGACGACGATCTCCTGAAGCTGGAGTTGATGGATCTCCA